AAATCCCGAACTGTCGAAAGGGAGACGTTAGCCGCCGTCCTCACTCGGAAGCTTCACATCGCACATATCGCAGCGGAATTGTGTCATTGGCTCTTGTCCGGAATAAATGGCGGCCAGTACGAAGACCGGCCGCCATTTCTATTGATCCGTCAATCGTTCTTACGTGGCGGTATCGAAATCCCCATGCACGAACGCGAGCGGCCGATAGATGGCAAGCGCCAGACGTTCCTCGCAACGGAGCGTGATCATATTCTTCTCAAAGTCCGTACTATTCTCAGTCGACAGCAGGATTTCTACTTCCATGCGGTCGAAAATCTGAGCGGCCATCGAGAAGGCACCGACCAGGAACTCACTGGCGGTGAGCGACAGACTCTCGACCACCGGCAGGTTCCACAGACGCGCGGCATTGCCGTCCTGCGGATTGCCGATGATGTACCTGTTCTGCGAATCCTTGGTAAGTTGGATTGCGGCCCAATCGGTCGGATTGAGCACGATACCGCTTGCCGGGAAGTTCGACAGGAACACTTGCAGGATGGCCAGACGGATCGTGTCCATCCGCTGCTTAGCGGTAGCGACGAACGCCGCGTTGAACGGCGTCGCACTCGGGATCAAACCCTTGATGTGAGCACCGGTACCGTCGCCATTGAGCAACTCGTCCTCTTCGGCAAGTTTGAGACCATATCGCGCACGAGCATCGATATAGCTTTGCAGCGCCGGCGCATCGTCGAGAATCTGACGCGACGCCTTGAACAAGTGCGCGATGGTACGCACTGCTGCGGTCTTCAGCTCGAATGTCAGATCGGAAAGCGGCTTGGTCGAACCTTCCGTCACCACCGCAGCGTTGTTGGTGTATGAGATTTCCTGCGCATATTCGACCATTCCTTGGCTGGTCTGCCCCGGCGCGAGCAAATCGCGAATGGTCAGTTTCTGTTCCGGTGGGGTGACAAACCCTGGAACACGCATTGCTGGCACCAAAGACGTGCCCGCCGACGTGTTTGTTCCGACGGTGCCGGTGAAACTCGTGATGTCCTTGCGGGACATCTGCACCCGAATCGAGCCCTTGCCCTTAAAACTCTTGAACGCCTCGTTCTCCACGAACAATTCGCCCATGGACTTTTGCGACACGATGCCGGGATCGGTGCGCCGAGCCGCAATCGTCTGTTCCAATTCCACGATCCGGCCGACAGTCTCGCCATGCTGCTTCACGAGTTCGCCGTGTTTGGTCGACAGTTCGCCGTACTTCAACAGCGCGTCGTCGACCTGCTTTTTTGTTTCGGCGGTCCCGTCCCCGAGGTTCTTGACCTCTTTCTGAAGGGTCTCGCCTTTCGTCTTCACTTCGTCCGCGGCTTTTTCAAGCTGAGCGGCAAGCTTGATGAGGTTCTGAATGTCCTCATCCTTCATCTGTGTCGTCATATTCGTGGGTCCTTTACGGGGTGAATGCGGTCATAGCAGCGTGCAGCCGCGACAGAACCGCGCTTATTGCCTCTTCACCACCAGACTCACTCTGGATGGACTTAGCATAGCCGACGGAGGCGATCTGTACGGCTGCGCTTCTCGGGAACCCTGCCTCACGCAGGACTTCCTCGAACGCCTTCACCGACAGCGCTTCGCCATCGCGGAATTTTCTCGCGAGGTTCTCAAACCGCTGCCAAAGCATGATAGCATTTTCGTCGAATTCGCTCTTGATTGCCTCGACGCCAGCCCGCTTATTGGCCGGAAACGAAACGATGGAGGCTTCCATCAGATCGAGCTTGATAAGCTTGGTCGGATCGCCATTCATCCCCGGCGCAATATCGACTTCCTTGTAGCCGATCGACATCCCGCGCACGGCGCCTGCCTTTAGCAACGAATAGACCTTATCCGCCGTCGGCACATTCTGGCCGACCAAGAGCTGGCCTTTAGCATGAAGTCCCTTACCGTCATCGCTCAGATTTTCCCAGACACCGATCGGTTCATCCTGGTTATGCTGCCAAAGCATCAGCGGATAACTGCCATCGCGCTGCTGCCGCGCAAGGCTGTCGGCAAAGGCGCCTGGCACCACAACTTCATTGGCGCTGTCTCGCACATTGAAGACCGATACATATCCTTCAATAGTGCCGAGTTGATCGCCGACAGCTTTGACCTTGAACGCGAAGTCCTTGGTTTTCATGTTCATGGCTTAGTTCCTTGCGATACCGGCGACGGAATGACCTGTTCGGCGGGCGTCGGCGGGGCATCAATACCGGCCGGCCTTGGCAGCCGTCCAGCCAATCGTCCGGCATCCGTAAGCGGAATCAGCGTAGAGTTGATCAGCAGCACATCGCCGCCATCAAGCGGATGATCGTTGTTCTTCTTTCGCAATTCGTTCGGCGTCTTCAGGCCGGAATGGATCAACGTTGACATGAAGTTTGCGCGCGCCACACTGTCAGCGCGCAACAATCCGTCGCGATCGAACTCGGCATAATAAGTTTGCCGATCCTTTGGACTCAACAGACGCTTATTGATCGAACTTTCGATGTTATGCCAAAATGAATCGAGCCCGAGAATCAGCCATTCATTGATAATGGCCTCAACGCCGGAGTTATGAACGACAATTCCATTCGCGACGAAATTGTGAGTCCCTTCAACCTCGATGTCGTAGACTGGGAACTCGTCATCGGAAGCCGGGTCGATAGCAACAACCCGCGAAATAACGGCTCCCTGAATTTTAAAACCTACACCTGGCCGCGCTCCGCCTGCACCCCGCCCCACATATTCGGGATCAAATCGCCCGACGCGATTGGAGGCGGCAACAAGCGCCCACCGCTCGATATAGCGCGGATCATGCGATCCGATTGTTCGATTGTGCTCTGCACTGAATGACCATGCCTGCCACACGATGCCAGGCGTTTTGCGGGGGCGGTCACCGAAGCCATATGTGATCGGATATCCGCAGGCTTCTCCGATCGGAATTCCGCAGAGAATGCACAGATGCCGGACATCTTCGATCAAAGAGCGATTGATACTTGTCCACGCAATCCAACCACGACGGTTTACGGACCCATCACCGTCGAGATAGCCGCGGAGGAAGGCAAGGATCAGCGAACGATCGAGGCCAAAAACCCAGCCAGGGACACGTTTGGTCGCGGCAATTCCACCAAATCCCAACTCTCGCAGCTCGCCAACTGCTAGCACGGAGCTAAAGGCCGTACTGCGAACCTGCTCGCGCACGACAACAGCCGAACCATCGGCTTTAACAAAGGAACCCCGGATAGCTTCCCGATAGGCTGGCATGTAGGGAGCATCATCCGCCCGCGCGACGACGACGGCGCGCTCATTCATACTGCCTTCGGCGATGTAAAGCCCGCATACCTCCATGAACTGTTCGGTCAGACGGCGGCCATTCGGCGCAACATCGCCGCCACCATTCCCCTGACCATGCGCCAAAACAAGATAGTCGCTGGTGGTAATTTTGTCTGCTCGAACCCAGACGTTCCGCCATTCCACTGCCCGATAACCGCCGACGCCTTCCCTTGGCGCAGCAAATTTACGACGCACTAGAAATTCATGGTTTGCCGTCGCCTCAAGCGAGCGATCGCGAGTGCGAATCTTCAGAACGCGCTTGTAGCCAACACAACCCGACCGCACGACCCGCCGAAGGGACATCCCTCCGCCGCTCTGCGACCACACGCTTTCGCCGACTTTAACATCACGAATTGGCTTCGGGCCGCTACTGGTAAAAACAAGCGCATCGCCGAGAAGACAGCCCCACATCGTCTGTCCCTCAGAAGCGTGGCCGAGCAAGATCGGCGGCATGCCGAGAAAACGCGCGATCTCTTCGATGTTATGCCGACGAGACAGCAACATTTCCGCATCTTTCGGCGGAATGTTTATGGTCTTGAAGTCGCTTCCCAGTTCGAGCAGTCCATAATGGGCACTGGCGTCGTTGCCGATCATCGGATCGATAAACGTTCTCGTGAAGTCCGCACGCTGTTGCGGTGTAGCGCGTGCCGGGATGGTGAAAAACCCCGACGCCCGCAGGCCATGCGAGAACGTCTTGCCGGACGCTTCCTCCGTCGCAAGCGAAATGCTCAAACCCTGTCGTGCAGCTTCGAGCGGAGAGATTCCGAGGTCGCCACCAAGACTGAAACCCTTGGTATGAAATATCTTCTCCCGCGGTAGTTCTTCCACCTTGCCCCAATAGGTGAACCGGTAACGCAATTCTCCGGTTTCCGGATTCCGCCATGGATGGGTATTGGCCGGCAACGGCTGCAAGCCAACAAGCCGATCACCGACAAACAGCTTTTCGGCATAGGCATTGCCAAAAATGGCCAATGCCGCCGCCTGACTGCCCCAAAATTCCTGCGCTGTCTGATCGATGTTCGGCTCGGACGAGATGATATTGGCGACAGGATGATCGCGAACCTGCCGACGATCGTCATTGTCAAGCCGTTCATAAAATTTCAGCGATGCGGCGCCGGTCACCTCGGCATATAGGCGAACGCCGCGCCACCATGCCGAAAGCTGCATTGCACCATCGGCATTGACGGGCTTCCTTGCCCAGGTCAGTCCGTGAGCATACGTAGGATATCGAGGATCGTAACCCCAACCGAATAATTCTCGCGCCCAGGATAGAAGGCTCATCAATAAAATACCTTCATGATCTTCTGGGGCTTAATGCATCACGGCATTGGCGAGCCACTCATCGAGGTCTGCATCATCCTCTAGTGGCGAAACACCCATGGCCATCGCGAGAGCCACCATCCCGTCGATACGGCCAAGGCTGTGGTCTTTGCTGAGCCTGCGCGCATCTTCCTTGCCGATAACGACCGCGTTCCGCGCACAATTGGCTAATACAGGATGGTTGCCGTGCGCCAGCCTAGCATTCAGAAATTCACCTTCAAGCACACGAAGCGCAGGCGTCATGGACTTCGACCCCTGGCCAAACTCTACAAAAACCTCTTTCAGGGTTTCTTCCGAAAACCCGGCTTTGATCAGCCACGGCTTAAGAAAGTCAAACGCCCATCGGTCGAATGCGATCTTGCGAATATCGTAACGATCGAAAACGCCGCGCAAATATTCGGCGACATACTGATAATCGACCGACTTCCCTGGAACCGTCAACAGATAGCCGTCACGGTGCCAGAGATCATATGGAACGCGGTCTTTCTTGGCCTTGTCCAGGAGGCCATCCGCTGGAAGCCAGAACGTCGAATGGACTTGCCATACGCCATCGACCTTGCCTATCAACTCCATGGAGGTCAGGTCGTTGACCGACGCAAGATCAAGACCGCCGTAAACCGGAACCCCATCGATCGGCTTAGGTGGCGCCGAACACGTCTCGAATAATCCGCGCGATATAAACGGCGACCTTGCTTCGACACGCTGGTTTAGTACAAGGTTGCGATATTCCGATTCCCGGCTCGGCATTCGGCGGGCATCGTCCGCCATCGCCAGCACTTCCTGTTGGTTCAGGAAAATATCGAATGCCGGATTAGCCTCCCGAATTGCCTGTTCCGAGAACGGATCGCAGTCCGGCGGCGCCTGATCGATCCGCAACACGACACGCTGGTCATGTCCCGATCTTGCATCGTCGATCAGAATAGACAACAGATCGGAATCGGTCGGCGCCTGCGTGGAGATGATGATCGACAGCGGTTCTTCCTGCGCCGCCGTTGCCGTCTCCAATGCCTCATAGAGCTCCGACCGTGGCCCGCGAACCTGCCCGAGCTCGTCATGAACGGTCAGCGCCGGGCTCAACCCGTAAGCCGTCGTCGCGTCGGCGGACAGTGCCCGATATAGCGTCCCAAGCGCCGGACACCCAAGCTGCTTCGCGGTGTCCCTGACAGTTACAACCTCATTCAATTCCGGACTCAATCGCACCATCTTCGCAGCCAGGCTGAACAAGATAGCGGCCTGGTCGCGGGACTGCGCCGCGCTGTTCAGTTGCGAATTCGCTCGCGCCTCCGGCCCGCACAAATGCAGCAGTAGGATCAGTGCGGCCTCAACGGTTTTGGCATTCTTGCGAGCGCGGCTGATGATCGCCCGCCGTGTTCCGTATCTGTTGTCATAGATGGCCCGGAAATCGTCCCGCATGAACGGGGCCATCTTCAGTGGCCGGCCGACAAATTTCCCTTCCGGAACGCGGCAATATTTCTCAACCCACTTGATATTCCGCTCAGCCCGAGTGAGAACCTCAACCCTCCCACGGTCGGTGGCCGGCGATTGTTTTCTTGTTGCCACGATGGTTCGTCGTCGATTGCTGCGCTATTCGCATCTTCACGGCCAAGGTCGCTATCGCTCGGCTCTCACGTTCCTGCATCCGCAACAGCCGGTCGTAGTCGCCGACCGTCAAAGTCGCGCATTTCGTTTCCGGGTCGATATCGCCAGTCGCCCGCTCGATGAGTTCCGCCACCCGTTTCGCCTGAACGACATGCCGACAGTATTGAGCCAACAACGGAACGGTCGATGCGTTAAACCATTCCGACGGTTCGGTGCTGACAACCGCCGCCCACACCTCGACCTCTTCGTCCGTCAGGTCGTGCGGCGGCTTCTGCCGCTCTACCCGGTCAAGAACCTTTGCCGTGGATGAGAGAATGTCCAAAGCCTGCGCACTCGGGCGCCCCCGTTGCTTCATTGGCCGCCCTGAACGAACGATGGATGGAGGGACGAATGCATAAAGCGATCATTCTTTCAAGCGGTCATGTCCGGAGACCGCACGAGAATCTCCGGCCTGATAACCCGCTTTGCAGGACAGACAGTAAGCGGACGGTTCGACGCAGCTCTCGCGCCATGACTTAACCAACCGGCCACCCGTTCATCCCTATCGTCACGCCGCCATGCGTCATGCCCGCGACCTTGAGGGCCTTGGCACTGTCAAGCCGAAGATCGGCTTCGGTTACCTCACCGCGCTCGAACATCGTTTCGAGCTTATGCTTAACCGCATTGTGGTGCCATTCGCATACCGCCTGCCAGTTATCGTAATCCCAGAACCGCTCGCGGTCGCCGCGATGCGGGACAATGTGGTCTACAATCACGGCAGGCTCGATAATTCCCATCGCCAGACAGCCGCAGCACAACGGATTGTCACGCTTGAACCGCCGTGCCGCCTTGTCCCAAGCGACATCGTACCCACGCTGTCGCGATTGAGCGCGCGCCATAGCTTTTTCTCTCA